AATATCAAATCCTAAATCTATGTCAACATCTACTGTGTCACCATCAATAACTCTAGTGACTTTACATCTGTACTCGTACATAATTACTCCTTGTGTCTACAAAGAGTATTTATCTATAAAGTACTACTTTAATCAGTTCTATAATTGAACGTGTGGTTAGATAAAACTGCTTTAACAGGATACACTGCCGCCCAATTAGGTTGTGCAATATTATGATTATAATAATGTGTTGCACCGCTTGTTGGATCTATGGTCATGCCCTTCATTGCTAACAAGGATACTTGCACACTTTGTTTCCATGCTACCATATTGTGTTTTATGACCTTGCCATTTTTATACACTATTTGTATGTCATCTGCTTTGCCATCACAATACCAACTAAACTGGCAACGATCCCTAATAGGAACTATGTTACCTTTCCAGTTTACTCTAGTTTGTGCATCAAAAATAACATCGCAAACATTGTTGGGATATTTTTTGTGTGCTACTCTGTTTAGAGTTACATGTGCTACAGCACTTTTGCCGGCGAGTGTTTCGCCCTTTGCTTCATGGTAAACATTCATTGCTAAACACAATGCTTGTTCTTCGTCAATTGATACACCGTTAATATTATATGGTGCATAACTCACCATCATACTCAAAAGTACGGCTTTCACTGTTAACATATCCATATCTCTCCTGTCTATCTTAATTAACTATTATACTAAAAATAGTGTTCTGTGTCAAGAGTTTTTGGTGTTCTATTTGTTCGTGATGTCTACAAAAGGAATTCTGCTTACTGCGGCCCATTGTTCGTCTGGAGTATACTTGGAGGCTTGTTCCATAGTATCCATGGGTTCCTTTACTTTGCGTATTACTGGGGCACCAGATTGGCTCATCTCTTTATTAAAGTCTAGCCATCGATGGTCTTCAGGTGCAAGTTTCCTATCACTGACGATAGCATCAACTGGGCACTCTGGCTCACATATGGCACAATCGATACAGATGTCTGGATCAATTACCACAGTGTTTTCTAATTCAAAAAAGCAATCTACAGGGCAAACCTTAACACATGTAGTATGCTTACAATCTACACATTCCCCTTTTACAACGTATGTCATTTATTATTCTCCAATGCTGTATTTAATCAAAATCAGCCTTTTTGGTACCATTTTTTAGTTTCTGATTAAATACAAGTAGCTGATTGGTCATAGAACCAGTTGACACATAAAATCTTCACCGCTCATCAAGATGTGATATATAGTAAAGGGACTCAGCGTTCCCCAATCAGTCAACACAGACTCCGGAGTCATTATGTGTTTTTATAGTTTGATTGTGCTTGTAAGTACAATTGTTCACTGGCTAAATTCTTAGCCTTCGCTTCACATTGGATGTCAAAATCTTGCCAAAAGCTCAGTGCCCAGTCGTTAGCCTTAACGTTAGGGTAATAGTCAGAATGTGCTCTTAGTTTCTGTTTCTTATGACCTTGTTCAAGTAATCCCACGATATCATGCATATCAGTGTGGGTATCGTCAGTATTAGGTAGATGCTCGTCACGACTGTAACTATAATGCATAGCAGGGCGAACTCCACGCCAACTGTCGATAACTGCTTTAACGCGGTCATCTTCTGGTTGTATGTATTCTTCATCTCTAATCCAATGGTGGTGTATGTCTAACACAAGTGCAAGGTGGTCCTTCAACTTTAGGCTCTCATCTAGACCCCAGCACATCTCATCATTCTCAATGGTAATAGTATTTAGTGCTTCGGGTGATAGTCTAGGTAATACTTTGATAATACCTTCTGCACCTTGTCTACCACTGATGTGTACGTTAATCTTAAAGTCCTGGAACTCTTCACCGTAACCCATCCAACGTGCCATGTTTACATGATACTCAAACTCTTCAATACTACGTTCAACAACATCTGGACGATCACTAGCAAGAACACAAAACTGCCCGGGATGAAAAGAAATACGAACATCACGATCCTTTGCCAACTGTCCAACTTTGCCAAATCCTTCTTCAAGCATTTTAATGTTCGTTGGATCTTGCCACATATACTTCCAATCATCTTGTGTTGCTCCTGGTAACTGATTACTGCCTAAGCGGACCATCCTTCGGTTCTCCGGCAGTGTGCTTACATAATCAATAAGATTGTATGCACTTTGCATATTGTGTTCAACAATGTCGAGCATACGTTCTTCAGCAACAGCCTTAGTCTGTCTATTAAGCCAAGTAATAGTAGTCTGTCGTTCTGTGAAGTTTTGTTGTATTTCTTTAAGTACTTTAGGTTTCTGTGTCTGGTCTGGGTCCATGTATTTACAGCAGAAGCCTATGCGTTGTAAAGAGTTGTCAAACATATAATATACCTTTGTGAAATTATACAAGTATTATACACGATTTGTATCATATGTCAATAAATATATGCATGGAATTTGACTATATTATTGCCTCAGGCGACAGTTTTACAGAAGGTTGCAAAAATGTACTAGAAATAGGAATACAAGATACGTGGCCCGGTCTACTAGGCATTGAGCTTGGAGTACCGTGGGTGAATTTAGCAGAAGGCGGATCGAGTAATTTAGATATTGCACTACAACCTATACAACACTTTTCGGAGACAACCCCACCAAAGAAGCCATTATTTATATTCGGATTCACAGTAGATCATCGACCTACCTTTTACGATCATAAAACAGGTGGAATAAAAAGTTTCTACACGACATTACCTGAAGAGATTGACCAGCATGAAGAATTAGTTTATATGGAAAGGGTATTACTGCGAAACCAAACAAAATTAGGCATGGTACCTGTGGACCAATACATCGACACATATCAACTACAAACAATACGGGCTATCAACATTGCTAACAATTATAAAAGGTTGTATGCTGATGCAACAGTTATGTGGGGATTTATACATTCGTACCTACCAACAGAGAATATAAACGTTAAAGATTTGCATATAACCCACCCAGAAGAATATCCTCATATGGATACTTGCTTTAATACACATCTAGATGGTTGTGTTCCTTTGCAATCAATTACTCATGACAAAAAGTATTGGGTTAGCAGTGCAGATTGCCATCCTAACTTGAAGGGTATAGTAAAGTATAAGAACTTCTTTAAATCGATTCTTGATAAATAATGGTGTAGAAATACAATAATCGATTATTAAAAAGAAATTTTGGAGTAACAGACCATGGCAGATACTAATAACTTCGCACTTAAAGGATTAGCTAGTTTAGTTCAATTCGGTAAACGCGGATTAAAGATTCTAACAAACACCACAGACGACTATTTCAGTTTTACTGACAACGATGGTACTACTCTAGTTGAAGTAAGAGGTGCCAATGCAACAGTGGCATCAGCATTTATAACCAAAGGACAATTTGAAGCGGCAACTAGTGCCGTGTCACAGTATGTAAGTACTGAGGTTCAATATGACAGCGGAACATCAACACTTTTTGAGATACCTGCTAACGCAATGGTATACGGAGTGACTATTGATGTGCCTAGTCCATGGGTAAATGCTAGTTCTACCACTTCAATTATAGTGGGAGACTCAGGTGATACTGATAGATTATTCACAGCCGATGATGCTGATATGACAGAAACATTCCAGTTTCAAAGTAATTATCAAGAAATTTATTCATCTGCAACGGATATCACATGTACAGTTACAGACGGTGGAGCATCAAGTGGTGCCGCTACTGTAACAGTATTAGTTGTAACAGATGACTTAACTATTAAGGATTACGGTTCAGTCGCTGATCTCAACGCATAAGTCTGTGTAAGTTAGATTATACAACATAAAAATGCTTGGCTAGTCCAAGCATTTTTTTTGACTCAAAATTGCACAACATGATAAATACACATATAATGTTTAAGAAGTATTTTTGCAAGGGAACAACAATGAATAGAGAATCAGTATTTGAACAACTAAAAATAGATGAAGGAGTTGTTTATGAAATTTATAAAGACCATTTGGGCTACCCAACTTTCGGAGTTGGCCACCTGGTCCTCGAAAGCGATCCAGAGCATGGAGCAGAAGTCGGAACACCTGTCTCAGAAGAGCGAGTTAGAGACTGCTTTGAACGTGACCTTGACACCTCAATTAGTGAGTGTGTTGCTTTATACGGAGAACAGTTCAATGAATGGCCAGGAGAAGTACAAGAGATCCTAGTGAACATGATGTTCAATATGGGTCGTACACGTTTAGGCAAGTTTAAGAACTTCCGTAAGGCACTAGAAGCCAAAGATTGGAAACAAGCAGGA